AATGCTGTCAGTTTTCATAGGGATATTTTTCTCCTTGTCAGCAAGACCAAAGCTTTTGAGATAGACAGTTTCGCCTTTATGGATAACGCTGAGAACTGAGCCTGAGAAAACACCGTTGGTTATCTCTTTTTGTGCAACAGCGTCGAGATATTTAAAATTTTCGTACATGATAGACCTCCGTGTTATGATGTTTGATATATAGGATTATAACACAGTTCGGGTGGAAATGCAAGATTTTGTGCGGCAACAAAAAAATCCGCCCTACCACAGTAAGGCGGAATTGGGTGCAGGGGCAAGCTCTGAATTGTAAGGTTTACGTTCAAACTTGCCTGAGCGGTACTGAATTTGGGCAACAAAAAGCCATGACGGGAAATGCCCGTCACGGCGAGCATCAAACCCCTCCCAGCATATCATACCTATGGGCGGGAGCAAAAAAATCCGCTACCATAAATGATAGCGGATTGGGTGCAGGGGCATGCCCCTGCTGGCGGAGATGGAGAGATTAAATATACCACTTCACACCACTTTTTATTGTTTTATAAAACTACTCGCAAACCACGCATTTACGTCATTTAAGCCGTTTTTCTTGCTCCGTGTTTCACAAGCATATATTTACAATTCAGCTTTATCGTGTATAATTCGTGTACGCAAAAACAGCCGCCTCAGACCCATAAAAGTCCGAGACGGCTGAAATTCTACCTACTTAATCTTCTTTGTAATCTCGTCGCTGAGCTTCTTGATGAAGTTCACGCCTGCAATGCCATTCTCGCTGTACCCCCACTTTTTCAGCAAGGTATTAACTGCCTTTGCAGTACCTTTTCCGTATGTACCGTTCTTATCCATACCTACGTTGTGAAGCTTGACCGCCTTTGCAATAAGCAGCAGCTCCTTGAGCGCAAGCACACCGTTTGTTTTGTTGCCCTGCTTGTAGCCTGTCTTGTCAAGCACTTTCGCACTTATCTTGCTCTGGTTCTTTGGTCTCAGGAAGCCTGCAATGTGGTCGTAAGTATGCTTGACCTTAGTGCAAGCTTTTCCGCTCCAGTTTTGGTCATACGAATAAAAATAACTCGTGTTGCCCTCACCGGTGCAGATTGCTATGTGACCCCAGCCGCCATTCAACGTGCCTGACCATATCGCTACATCACCCTTTTTCGGCACGAAACTTGGCGTGTTCTTTACCTTTGTGAAATTTGCTTTCAGCCAAGTGTTCTTATCGAATAAATCCCAAAAATGGTGAGCGTCATACCAGAAATTCTTGATACCTGATCCGAAGACCTCGTTGAAATATGCCGTTGCAAGGTCTACACACTGTTTGCCTGCTGCTCCGTCATAGTCAACGGCTACGCCATTGTGCTTCTTGATAAACTCATCGTAATTCATTGTTATTCCTCACTTTCGTTTGTATCCACTTTGTTTTCAACTGTGATTTTAAGCTTGTGTACTATCTTCACCAAGAATGACGGCAGTGGTATACCTATCACCGCAAGATTTTCCAAGATTGAAATGCACTCGTTGATGATAAACCATACCGTCACGATAAGACCGAAGTAAAAGCTGACGTTTACTTCAATGCCTATCTGTGAAAGTCCTGAGATAAAGAGCCAATCAAGCACGCCCGACACCGCCACCACAAATATGTAGCCGACCTTTTTGAAAAGCCCTTTAAGACCGACACGGCTTGACAGCTCGCCCCTGTTCCATGCTTTCCACATACCTGTAATGTAGTCAATGATCATCACAAGCACCAGAATGACTATAGGTATCGCCATAACACGGAAATACGCTGACAGCCCTGCGGCTATCGCTGATATGATGATTTTTGCTGTGTTTTCTTTCATTACTGTTCCTCTCTTTCGTATGTTTGTCCCGTGATTGTTGTATACTCCTCAGCCGTGATCCACTTGCCGACGGCGGTGTGCACCATAGCAACCGACCACAAACGGGTGTCATAGTATCTCTTGACCTTTGCATAGTTTTTACTCATCGCCGCTCACCTCCAACTCAACACCGTTCAACATAGCCAGAAAATCAACATTTGCCTTTATCCTGTCTATCTCGGTGACCTTTGGTTTGTTGAAATTATCTTCCGTCAGCCCCATGCTCTCAACCATAGATTTTTCTAACTTCGTCATGTTGTACCTCCTACTTCACTCAGCTTCACGATATATTCTTCTTCTGACGGCACTGGTATTCTGTAATCATCACCATTGCTGTTTTTAAATGTCACGCTACCCTTTGCCTCAACCTCAATATTTCGCAGGAAGTCATCTGGTATTAACGATGAAATGTCGGTTACGATAGGGGTTTCCAATTCGTAATATAACATAACGCCCTGCATAGCCTGTTTGAATGCGGTGGCATCGGTGTAGGCGGTGTCGTTTACATAGACATATCCGTCAATAGTCGCATTGGTTGCTATGCCCACAGGTGCTGCGTCACTCCATACCTCATTTTGCGATTTTGCTAAATATTTTGAACATAATATATTCGATGCAATAGCAGAATTATACGACAATTTCTGTCCACAAATTTTCCGTGACGATGCTATGAAAACTGTCCGGGAGCTAATTCCACCACCAGCAGTCCACGTCAGCGTTCCCAAATCAACGCTGTTCACACACTGAACGTATCGTTTATTTTCATAGTCCACGTAGTTTCGTGCCGTTCCTGCCGACCAGCCGTAGCCAGGCAGTGCCTTGATAACTTCGGGTATCTGGTAAACGTTGCGGTGGAAGGGGGCATAGGTTGTAGGGGTGTCGCCTAGTTCGATCTGGATATCTCTAACTATCACATCTCCAGTGCCTTGTCCATATGTCATCGATAGTGTATCCTTTTGTGTTTTTGGCGTAAATGTCAATTTTGCGATACCCGTAGTATTCGCAAGAACTCGCTCGCCTTTTGCATAGGAACTTTCAATTCGAGCACCGTCTATTCTAGCTACCCAAAAAAGCTAGTTAGTTCAGGCGGAACAGTAGCCTTAAGAGTGGCAACGAGTGTTTTACCTATATATTTTCCGACAGGAATGTTTATGCTTGCAAAACCCATAAAGTTGTTCACATAACTACCATCAGACTGCTTATATGATACGTAATAGTCATCTGCATTTAGCAAATTCTTTCCCTGCTCAACGACGCTCTCTGTTTCAGCGCTGACTATTTCGCCGTCAATGACCTCAGAATGACCACCTATCGACTTCACGCTCATCAACTTCGCCCCAGTCGGAACTGTCTTGGCATATGCCGTATCTGTATCGGTTTCAAATTTATGCGTCACACCCTGACCAATGTCGTACAGTGCATTTACACGTCTTTGTAACTCTTTGTCCGTCAGCTTTACGTTAGCTATTTCAACTGTATTCTCAGCAATTTTTCCAACAGCCGTTACATAATCGTCTGGCAGGCTATCAGCCACCGCCTGTGCCGTCTGTGCAGCAGTTTCAGCGGCTGTTCTGTCCTCTGCGACCTTAGCGGCATGGTCTGCCACTGTAGTTTTGTCGGCTGTCACCTGTTCTGCCAATGTCTGCACCGCCTGTCTGTCTGCCGCAGTGTTGTCAGCGCAGGTCTTTGCGGTTTTAGCGTAGCCTGCCGTTATGTTCTTGTCGGCTTCGGTCTGCTGTGCCGATGTAGATGCTTGGGCTGCGGATATTTTAGCGTTATTCTGTGCAGCGACCGCCTGCTGACGTGCAGTATCTGCACCCTGCATGGCGGTTTCTGCCTGCGTTGCGGACGTTTCAGCCGCTGCCTTTGCGGTTTCAGCACGGCTTGCCGCCTGTTCTGCGGTGTCGGCTGATTTCTCTGCGGCTGTGGCAGATTTAGCGGCGTTATTTGCCATTGTTGTCGCTGTTTCTGCAGCAGTGACGGCGGTCTGCATATCTGCGTGCGCCTGTCTGCCTATGGCGTCTATGCGGTCCAGTGCGTCAGCTGCCACACTTGGTGACGGCACGGCATTATCACCGATAGCCGCACCTATTCTCAGGCGGAATATGCGTGATTTTTTTACTAGGATATATTCCTGTCCTGACAGCTTTTTTGCACATATCTGACACGATACTGTCTGCGCTGAACGCAGTATATCAGCCGTTGGTGTCCACTGTCCGCCTGTGATATCGACCTCATACTGAACGCCATCGCCGTAGTCTATCGTCAATATATAGCGGTCTGCGCCGTCTATCTCCATGCCCTCAACAGACACGGGTCTAGCGTTTGTTTCGCCGACGTAGCCCAGCAGGGCTGTGCTTAGGGCTACATCGTAATCTGAATTTAATGTTATCGTCATTTAATCACCCCTCTTTACTCTATTGCAATATAATCAACATAGTATGTTCCTGTTGGAACGGTTTCCAATGTTGGCCCGTTATTAGCTCCCATGCAGACACTCAGATAGTATGACGTTCCTGACCCATAAACGTGGGTGCAGTAGTTCTGATATGGTGTTGGTGTGTCTGTCTGCCGTAGCGTTGCTATTACCTGTTTAGGTGCAAAGGTCAGTCCAAGCGGTATCTGCATCAGTGGATTCGCTTTCGTCATCTTGTATTCCACAGTGCCATAGTGTATCTTGCCGGCTCGGCTCAGTATCTCATCGATTTCCTCGCCTGCGTGTTGCATCGGATAATCGTTTTCGGTGATATCCTGTGCCAATGTCAAATTTTCATCAGCCATTATCTCGCCCCCTTAAAGCTGTTCTTCTACCGACAAACCTACCGCCGAAATATCAGCACTCAGTCCGCCGTCAAAGTTAAAACCAAGATTTGTTATCGGTATATCATAGCTGTCTGCACCGTTGGTGTAGGTCACCACGTCCCCTATGTCGAAACGTGGATCGCCTAATCTGTGATACAATTCTGTTGTGTACCACGAAAAGCCTCCTATCCTGCGCCACAGAGATTGCAAAAGTGATTCTGTCATGTACGGATTTTCAAACTCTAGCACACGCCCTTGTGTTGTATCTGTCACACCAAGCGACAGCGTTACATCATCACTCACCTTGCAGATTATGCCCACGATAGCGTTCTGCCTTTCTGACAGTGTTGGCAGGTCTATTGTGTTGTTATCCAATGTTTTCACCGGTTCGCCATACCACTTTCGGACGTACTTTCCGTACCTGTCAACATACCCAAACTCGCCCTGGGCAGAAGCCAGATAGGACAGCATCTGGCGCATGGTCACGTCCTTTGGCAATGAGCTGACTTTGAAATAGAAATACTTTGAGTACAGCACCTTGCCGTTCTTATCTATCAGCCGCCTGCCGTTCTTGTCACGCAGTAGTCGCACCTCTGTGTAATCATTTCCATTCTGCAAACCAAGCTGTCTGCATATGTCGTCTTCAACGGCTTTATTCCAGTTCGGCATAGGTATGTGAGGTACATATGACTTATCCGAAAAGTACAGCCTGTCCGCCATTGTCAGCTGGACACTGCCGCCCGATTTCTTTGATTTTACGCAGGTGAAACGCCCCATTGGTATTTTTTCGTCATTTGTATCAGATGAAGTTGCGTCCTTTGTATACAAACTGAAAACATACTCATTCCCAAGATACTTAGTTCCGTCGTCAACCAGTTCCGCCGTCACACTTTGAGAACAGACAGCTCCAAGCTCTATATCATCACTCAGAGATGTTGATTGAATGTCCGTCTGAACGTTCTGAATGCCATCATATGCCACAGGTGCTCCGCTCTGAGCGTCCTCTATCCACATACCCCATAAGGCTTTGTAACTCTCTATCCTGCTTGTTATCTCATTGCTTGCTATGGTGTACATATGCCCTCCTAACGTTCTGCGAATGTGACAGTACAGCTCTTGTAATACTCACCGCCGTCAAGTCTGACAAGCCCCTGCGGTACATAGTCGCTTGCGTTGGCGGATATAGAATAATACTTGCCATTGTGCCAAAACTCCAGTTCTGCAAAGTCGGGTCCGTCCTCGATAAGGGATTGTATCTCGGCTGAATCTGCGACAGGAAGCATTGTCCACTTGCAAGGCAGTTTGTATTTGCAGAACTTTCTTGCACCCACAAACAGACCTGTTGTATTCACTCGTCCTGAACCTGCCGTCCATTCGTAACAGTTTACAGGGCTCCAGCTATCAGGGTCAGGGTCTGTCACCCACACGCCGTTTATCTTTAGCAATGTTCCTGTCAAAATGCACTCACTCCCGTCTTACGTTTATACTGATTGTTGCTGTCCTGCATACACTTGAAAAGCACCTTGCTGTCAACTGTTCCGAAGAACACAGGGTCATAAGCTTTCAGCCAATCAAGTATAGCGTTCAGCACCCTTAACACCTCGTCAAGCTTGCCGTTATCAAGCATACCTTGCAGTTTGCTCAGAGGTGAGATTACCTCAGGATCAGCCTTTGCATTCCTGTTATCGCCCACCATTGCAAGGGTCGGTGCTGTCGCAAGTCCACCTGTGGCAAGCTTTGGTATCTCAGGTATGCTTATTGTGTCTAGGTCAAAACCGAAGGTTTCTCCGCCTATGCCAGGCACCCAATCAGGCACATCAAAACTCAGGCTGTTAATGCCGTCGATTATCCAGTTGACCGCACTTTCAATAGCACTGGTCATTTTGTTTACTGCACCGATAATTAGGTTTATAGGTGCTTTCACAACGCTGTAAAGCGTATCCCACACGCCTTTGAAGATCTTCTTTACACCCTGCCAAGCCTTCTTCCAGCTACCTGTGAAAATGCCTTTTACGAACATTATAATGCCGTTGAGAATGGTCTTTACGCCTCCGAAAGCGTCTGAAAAGGTCTTTTTGAACCACTTGCCTATGCCCTTGAAAACGCCCTTGACAGCATTAAGAAGCTTTGTGAAGATCTCCTTTATCTTTGCAATACCCTCAGATACGGCATTATACAGACCTTGTATGATATATCCGCCCATTTCAGCCATGACCTTACTAGGGCTGTGAATACCAAAACAGTTCTTGAAGCCCTCAATAAATGGTGTAAGAACATGGTCATAAAGCCAAGTGCCTATGCCCTTGAAAGCGTCAACGATACCTGTGAAAAGCCCCTCAACGATATTACCGCCACAGTCCTGTATCTTCTCCGTAAAGTAGTCACGGATACTGAAAACAGCGTCCTTGATAAAGCCCCACAGCACTGATACCGCACCGCCAATGGCTGAGCCTATGGCTTTGAAAAGCTTTGTGGCAATGCCGCTCCAATCTATTGTAGAAATGAACGTCCACAGCTTTTCACCTATGCCCTGCCAGTTTACAGTTTGCAGGAAATTTATTGCCGTATCAAGCAGACCTTTCACGCCCTCAGAAATAGTCGTTCCTGCCTTGCCCCAATCAATCTCATCAAACCAGCCGTTCACAGAAGTGCCTATGGACGAACCAAAGCCAGACCAATCAAAGGTGGTAACGAACGAATAAAGATAGTCGATGATAGCTTGCCATTTTGAAGCAAGGGTCTTGCCGATAAGCGACCAATCTGTTTTCTTTATACCGCCGTTAAGAAAATTAGCCGTACCCTTACCGAAGCCTGCCCAATCGAACTTCTTCATAAAGCGGTATCCTGCGCCAAAAATTGTGTTTATGCCTCCGCCGAAGCTGTCCCCAAGACCTGTCCAATCAACGCCGTTAATAAAGCTGTTCAGACCGTCTGTAAGCTTATCCACAAAGCCATTCAGCTTTTTCTGAATACCGTCCCAGTTGATGTATGCGAAAGCTCCATTGACCTTTTCAGCCACAAGAGAGCCAACTCCTGCCCAATCGCCCGACTTAATGGCGTCTTTCATACGCTCCGCCCAATCAGGAAGCTGAACGTTGTCGCCGTTTATGGCTGAGTAATCAATGCCGCTCTCTGAACTGTCTGTATCGGACTTGCTCTGATCCGGTGCAACTCTTACAACGTCAAAGTCTGCAAGGTAAGTGTCCTGAGTTTTCTTTATCTTCTCCGCTGACTTCTGTGCCTGCTTTGTCGCCTGCAAGGACTTCTGATAGGTGGTACCGAAAAGCTCAGAGATAAATGCCGCCACAGTTTTTGTCGCCACCACTACGCCCGTCATAAGCGTATTGAGATACGGCATTACTGTGTTCATTATCGGCGTGAAAGCTATGGTGAGGTTGGCTTTTATCTCGTTTAAGGACTTGGCAAATTCTTCGTTGCCTGAAACGGCGTTTGATACAAGTGACTTTAAGCCTCTGAAAATTGCATATGCACCAGCCATTAGAAACACTGATTTTGCCGCCCTTTTGAGAGAGTTTGTCAGCCGTGACAATGGCTTTGAACTGCCGTGTATAACGCTTGTGAGCTTGCTGAACTTTGCTTTCACAGTTTCAACAGCCTTTGAGCCAACAGACTTCATTGCTTTGAATGATCCTACAAGTGTAGTCTTTACAAGGCTTGCCGCTCTTTTTACCGCAGAAGATATCACAGAGAAACTTTTTCCGCTCTCTTTGATTTTTGCACTTAATTTGTCGCTCGTATCATACAGACCTATCAATTGGCTTTTCAATTGTTCGATTTTATTTGACAACTTTTCTGATTCCATTGCGTCATCAGTTGTTGCCAACTTAGTCTGTAATCTTTTTATTTCAGCTTCTGTTCGCTCAATAGCGTTTTGGTTTATCTCAAACTTTTGCTTGAGCCTTTCCAATGGGTCGGCAGCGGTTTTAAAATCCTCTGATATTTTCGCTGCCGCCGAAAGTGCTTCTGTTCTCAGCTTTTCAGCCGCACTGCTAGCTGCTTGTTCTGCTTCTGCAACAGCGGTGGCTGCTATTGCTTCGGTATCCAATGCTTGTGCATTGCTTAGATCTCCTATCTTGGCTTTTGTCTTGTCGATAACAGCCTGTTGACGTATCATCTGAGCTTCTACACTATTCAGCTTTTCAATGAGTTTATCAATTCCGCTATCATCTGTATCAGCAAGCTGACCGTTAAGCTCTTTATACTTAGCCTGCAACAGGCTCATTTTTTCCGTTGCATTTTCGAGCTGGAGATTAAGCCTTTCAAATTCACTTTCAGGTATTTCAAAATCACCAAAGCTCTCTGTCGCTGTTTTAGCCGCCTCGTCAGCCTTTGCCGTAATTTGCTGAGCGATATCATCAACCTCAGCCTCTATCTTATCAGGGTCATACTCAGGATTGTAATGTATCTGCACAACTTTAGGCTTGATGTTTTCGATTTGGTCGGTAGTGTTCTTTATATGCTCATTGGCTTTATCAAGTCCAGCCACCACCTTTGCAGTAGCCTCCTGCATACTCTTCTGAGCGATCTCCGACGCACTGCCAAAGCCCTCGTCTACGGCTTTAGTGGTCTTATCCATAGCGTTCTCAACAGCTTTCTCTGCCTGCTCTACTGGCTTTGAAAAGCCGTTCTGTATGCTTGCAGATATCTTGTCAAGCTGCTCCTGCACCTTGTTTTTTATCACAAGGTCAAGAGATATAACACCAACGCTTGCTCCGTCTGCCATTACTTATCACCTGCCTTTCCGAACATTCCCTTGAACAGCCTTTCAAAGTATTTCGCAGTTTCAAGCTTGTCCTGCTCTGTGAACGTTTCTCTTGCTTTCTGACTTCTGAACGCCGTCCACTCTGAGCGTATCTGCTTTTCATACCTGTCGAAATTCTTTATGATGTCCTTGTTGTCCTCGCTCCTGATACGAACGATCTGACCCAGCGGCGTATCGTGCATAATCCCTGCAACGAGCCTGTACCAATCGCTGTAATGCAGATTTTCCTGCTCTGAGGGTAGGATATTGTACTGCTTTGCAATGGATTGTATGATAAGCTCTCGGTCATAGTCAAGATCGTACCAGCTTTCTTCAAGCTTACTCTGCGTTTTCCTGCGGAAATCGAGCCTCTGTCTTTTCTGCGTCCTCGCCTGTTACCGCTGAGATAACAAGAGTGAAAAGCTGCTGATATGCCGCCCAAGGCATATTCATTGCCTCTATCTCCTTGTAGTCCTTTGATGCGAACGCAAGCTTGAAAACCTCGTCTATCATATCAAGGTCTTTCTTTTCAGCGTTCTTGTCGCAGATGTCAAGTATCTTCTTGACAGTTTTCTGCCTGTCGTCCACAGGGTAGACCTTGTCGCCTACTCTTATCTCAGGTGTACCTGTAAGAAGCTTGCTGTCGAGTGTATACATCTTTGCCATAGTTATTGTCCTTTCTGATTTTAGGTATAAGAAAAGCACTCCGCTATAAACGAAGTGCTTGACATTGTTATTTTGCTGTGATATAATGAACATAAAGAGAGGTACTGCGATAAGCGGTTTACCTCCAGTTGGTCAATTTAAATTATAACCGTCCTTTGGCAGAAGGGCGGTTATTTCTTTTTATTGCAGACATTGAGCACAAGCCCAATTATGTTTGTTATAAGTAGAAGTAAAGTTAAGACTTCCATAACGCTCATGTGTCGCTCACCTCCTTAGCCATGAGGCTTTTGGAGGATTATTTAAACCGCCTACCGTTATTTGCAGTACCCAAAGTCATTATATCACAGATAGTTTTTCTTGTCAAATATTGTTGTTTACGCTGTCGCCTCTGTAAACTCAGGCTTGCCGTCGGAAGCAAAGTCGAACGCAAGCGGCGCAACTGCTGTCGAATCTCCGCCGCCCCATTCCGTTACGCTGACAACGCCCTTGATAACAAGCTTTGCTCCGCTTGGGAAGTTCCACACAAGGGTTGTGGTCGCCGCAGCACCTGTTTTGAGTGCAAGGCTCTCGATGTAGTCATTGCCTGCGTCACCGACGTTTCTCTTGCCTGAGATACTGATAGTGATAGACTTACCAGTGAGCAAACGTCTTGTCCACCCCTGCTGATCAAAAGGCTTCCACTCCTCGATATTGCCGTCAATGGATACTGAAAAGCTCTCCATATCGGCAATAGTCACAAGATTGCTCTCTGTCGAGCCGTCGCCGCCTGTCTTGTCTATCTTGAACTGGTTTTCATATACGGGATAAACTCCTGTTGTGTTTGCCATACTCATTCATTCCTTTCGTAATATACTGTTGCCTCGATAACATATTCACACACGCCTCGCTCGTCCCTGCCAACAGAAACAGGCTCTTTGCATTCGAGGTACTTTACCATAAATCCGTCAGCCTTATGCTGACGTATATCGGATAGGATATCAAGAACGCTTTGTGCCTTTATCTCTGCCTGCGTGGGAGTATCAGTCCAATGAATAAGCACCGAGATATGTTTTTCAAGTGTTTTTGTGCAGGCTTTTCCGCCTATGCAGATACGCTGTGGCTTTGAGGTCTTTGCGTTGTACACGCCTATACACTTATCAAGGTTGCCGTCAATAGTGCCTGCATACACGTCCTGCAATTCAAGGATATCGCTCAGCATATCCGCTATGTTAAGTAAAGTCATACGCCTGTCCTCTTTTTGAACTCTGCCACAAACTCATTCTTGGCAAGGTCCTTTTTACTGCCTGTGATATATGGCTCAAGCCATGCGCCGCCTGCGTTAAGGTTCTTGCCGCGCTGATAGTGATATTCGGGGTGATAATACAAACGCCGCGCCTGAGGTACATCATTAACAAGCGCAACGTGTATATCTTTGTCATTTCGATATTCAATAATGCTTTTGTCATTCTTATAACCTTGGTATTCTTTCGGATCATTGACGTACTGTCCGCCATTCTGCAATACATATGTATCTGCCGGCAATGTCATAGAGCTTACAAGGTCTGTCCTCACCTGCTCCATAGCCACCTCAGCAGACTTCACAGCAGCGTCTTCGATAGCCTTTATTGCCTGCATATCAAGCTTTATTTCAATGCCCACTATATCAGCTCCAATCTTGTGTAATTCACCCTGCCGTCAGGGTCTTTGGCTTTCTCAGAGCCATATATTTTGTACGTCCTGCCGCCTATGGCCGCATAGCCCTCTATAACAGCGTTATCAGGGGCGATATCTCCGCAGAAAAGAGCCTCGCCTGACAAGGTTATAAGCTGTTTCTCTGCGGATAACTTCTGCCTTGACTTCTCAGAGTGAAAGCATTTGCCCTCAAATATGACCGTCTGCTTCTTTGAGCCGTCACGATTAAGTCCATCCGTTCGATAGACCTTACAGGGCGTTTTGCATACCCTTTCAGGTACAAGCTGAGGAAACTTCATCACATCAGCCCCCTATAACATAGTCCTGTCTGCATAAGCACATTGTAGACCTGACGTGTTGTGATAACGCCGTCAAGAGATACCACCTTTGACTTATCGAATGACATTGAAACTCCGCTTATGCTGTAAGCGCTCAGAGGGCTTTCTAACAGCTCCGAATTGTCATAGATGAATTTCATCTGCAATGCTGTGGAACGCTTTATACGCTCTCTCTGAAAGTCTGTAAAGCTGTCAATGCCCTCTGCTGTTATGCGGTTGAAAGTCAGCGTGTCGATATCGCTCTCAGCTCTTTGCCGAATAGCCGAGAACTGTTCTTCGGAGATATCACACTCAGGACAGATATTGCAAAACTCAGTAGAGGTGAGGTACATATCCCTCACCCCTTACTCGCTGTACTCTGCTGTGTCAACGTCAGCGTAAATACTGTCTATCTTTCCGCCCTTGCCGTTCGGGAAAGTGAAAACATCTGAGAACGCTCTGTTCTGATAGAGCCAGCCGTCACCCTCTGTGTGTCCGCCCGGAGCAAAGCTGTAAATGCTGTTGATCTTAGGTACTATCTTTGTGGTCTCAGGTGTTGCGATAAGCACGTTTATCTTATGCGAACCTGCGACTTTTTCATAGTATGTATCAAGTGCAGACTTGCTCGGTGTGCCTGATACCTTAGTGTAAGAACCGCTTGATTCGGTGTAATACTCCTTGCCGCTCACGATATCGGTATCAGCGGTCTTTACATAGCTTGCAGCGCAAGGCTCAAAGCCGCCGTCCTCAGGGTCAAAGTTGAAGCGGTCATAGAAACGCTCATCATCAATGACCTCCATGATAGGCACTCCGTCAATGTCGGTCACTCTTGTTCTAAGACCAAGTCCTCCCTCTGCGATCTGTGTCATTTCTATCTTTCGTGTGAACTTGTCAGACTGCTCCAGCAGGTCCATAATTGTGGAAGTCACATACATAATGAGCGAGCCGTTAGACTTGTATCTTCTCAGTTTGCCTGCTGAAAGAAAGCCTTTGAGCTTATCGAACACGTTACCCTTTGTGTATGATGAAGCGGCTGTTGATGAGTGATAGCCCTCAAGCTCTGCCGCTCTCTGAGCTGTCTTTGAGAAGAACAGAGCGTCCGTTTCGGGAGCAGACTGTGTTTTCTCGAATACCTCTGAGATATTCTTGATAGACGCTGATGAGTTCGTTTCGTCAACGTCAGCCTTATCCACAAGGAACTCAACGTCACGGTCGTGTGTGAGTGTGAAAGGCACGTCCGTCTGAACATACTTACCTGTGTTCCAGCCGCCGTTTCTGTTGTGGCTCTTGTAGCCTGATGTTGACATCTGTGTGAAGTGGAAAGTCTTTGCGTCAAGCCACCTTACGTTCTGTGTGATGAACGGACTTGACAGTGTTTCCTGGATCCTTATCTCCAAGAGTTCGGGATTCCATACTTCTGCATAATTAAGATTTGGCATGATTCATTCCTCCTGTTTTTACTTGAATTTGTTCCAGCGTTTCTGCGCTGTTGGTTTGCTCTGTGGCTTCTTTTCATCAGTATCCGAAGATCCTGCACCGACCTTGAAGCCGCCCTGCTTTTTGCCGTCGGACTTTTTGCCGCCCTCGCCTTTCATATCTGGATACTTCTTCACCACCGCAGAAAGGGCGGCGTTGATATCCTGCTGACTGCCGTTTCTCACATAGCTTTCAGCCACCGCAACGGCGTCCTCGATACAGTCGGGCTTGATACCAAGCTGCATAGCGGCTATCTGAGTTTTGAGCCTGAGTATCTCCTGATCCTTTTCATCAGGTGCGTTCTCGGCACTGTCCTGCTTGTCGGGCTTATCCTCGTTTGGCTGTTCCTGCTTATCTTCTGCAGGCTTATCAGCACCCTCACCGTTCTCGTCAGCCTGACTATCGTCCACCGCAGGCTGTTCCTTGTCGGCAGAGTTCTCATCTGCCTTGTCCGCAGGCTTTTCCTCAGCCTTTGGCTCGTCCTTTTTCTCCTCGTGAGTATCGGGAGTTTTCTTCTCTTCCTCATCAGGGAGTTTCTTTTTCTCGTCCATTTTCTGACCTCGCTTTCTTAAATTTGTGTATGAAAAAAGCACCCGTTAAGGTGCTTAGTTCCGATGTTTACTAATTGACTATTTTTTCTTTGTTGGCTAAAACAAAAGTCAATGCGTTCTCACAGCGTATAAGAGCGTTGATATACTCGCTATTATCATCTGCCTGCTTGCCAATTTTCATTTCAATTTCTGCGATTTCTCTTTTTGCTCGGCATAAAATATAGACATCTTTTATGCTTAGTCCCATATTATTCTTCCTTTCTGATTTTGGGTATAAAAATACCGCCTCGCCGTAGCGGAGCGGTTAGATTTATAACTGACCGATATAATCCAAAATACTTTCGCACATCAAGCCTTCTTCATTTGGATTATAATTTTCATCCAAACAGTTCAAAGTCAGGTAATCACCAACTTTATCTTCTATGACATCAAGTTCATCATTTGGGTCAATACCAATAGAAACAAGAAACTCTTTTTGTTTTTCTGACATTATAATCACTTCCTTTTGTACTTGTTGATTTTGTTCTTGCCTGTTTTCCATATAGTTGCGATAGTTCCAGTTTGGGGATTTACATTAACAGTTGCTTTCTCACCAATAAATCGTTGGCTTGGTCTGCCCAAACTATCAATTTTAATTTCATCAATATACAGCGGGTTTATAAGTGCATCTTTTATATCATTTACAGAAACCTTTCTTTCGGAAGCTCGCTCTTCCATATGTTTTGAAAATTTCGTTACACCAATTCCGTTAGATGTTGTTAATTCAATTTTATCATCTTTTTCCTTTTCTGTCAAGCCGCCATACACTTTTTCCCTAGAATAATCCCTCCGCAGAACTTCGCTGTTAGCGTTTATAAAGGCTTTCAATTCCTGCTGTGCCTGCCTTACTTTCTTGCGGTAGGCTTTTGCTGTGTCGGGGTCGAGAGTGCCTGCCGCAAAGCGTTTTAGCTTGCGGACTTTCCGCTCCATTGCACGCTGTTTCTGCTCAAGCTCTCGCTGCTCTTTTATCTTCTCCGCCGGTATCGGCTCAGGTATCTGCGTTCTGCCGTGTATGTACTGTGTCATTGTGTGACGGCAGTTGGGGTGGAAAAGCCCGTTCTTTACGGCGTATGACAGCAGCCAAAACCACTCACCGCAGTAATTTGATTTGCCCTGAAACTCGTCCTTTTCACCCTCCCATACTGTGAACACATCATCAATGTACACCTGCCCCTGCCAAGGCTCGCAGGTCTTTGAACAGCCTCCGTATTGTGACACAAGCACAGTATCATAGCCAAGCTCTGCAAAGCGTTTCGCCGCACCCTGCAACGCTGCTCTTGTGGAAGTTGTCCTAAGAGCCATTCGCACATAGTCGGCAATGTTCACTCGCTTGCCGTCAGCGTATACGATACAGTTTATACCCTTGTCAAGAAAGTCCTTTGTGGCAAGGTCGATAGCCTCGTTAAGCGTCATAGAGCCTGTTCCCATTGCAAGCTGTACTCTGTTCAAAGTCTGCCTGTAAATGTCGTCTGTCATTCGCAGAGCGGCTGTTTCAGCGGTCTTTTCAAGGGTGGTGACGTCTTCCATAAGCTTTGCCATTTTCTTTTCGTTCACGCCAAAGAAATGCTTGTCTGGGATAGGCGTTATAGGCTCGTCAGAAAGCTCCTGGGCACTCCGTTGTGCCTGCTGCTGACCCTCTTGAAACTGCTCAGTCATAAGCTGTCTTGTCTGATCGTCGATAACGTCAACGTACTCGTTCATAATGTCAAGGTTTTCACGGCGGAAGTTCTCCATATTTTTCAGTTTCTCAGCCTGCCAAGCAGACCATTCAAAGCCGTAACGCTGTTCCTCCGCCTTGTGCCTTTTGAGATTGCGTTTCAGTGAAGATATGAGCCTTAGCTCTATCTCCTCAAATATTTTTGCGATGTCCTTAAAATTAAGCGTACTCATCACCTACCGCAGTAGGCTCACCCTCTGTAAGCCCCTTTTCCTGCATTATCCGCTTGACCTCTGCGGCTTTCCAATCGTCCTCCTTAGAACTGCCCCACAGTTCCTCCACCTGCGTTTCAACTGACATAATACCATACGTGCTTGCCTTGCCCACAGTTTCAACTCTGCTGTCAAAGTCAGGTGCGCCATACTCGCCGAAGTCAACGGTCACTTCATAAGTTTCAGGGGCTTTGCCCTGCATATTGTCATAGGTCATAAGCACCGCAGAAACAAGCTGCGGCAGAGCCTTTTCAAGAGCCGTTGTGATAGTGTTTCGGGTGTTGCCTGTGACGTCTTTCTTCTCTCGCTGAGCGTCAGCACTCGACATCTTGCCAACGTCTATGCCCAGCGTGGCAGGTGATACAAGCCCTTGCAGACACATAAGTAGGCAATTCGTATAGCTTGCCACAAACGCTTCGTACTTGATATCAGGCTGAACTACTTCTATCTTAGGCGCCGCACCCTCTGCCGAAAGCGGTGGGTCAATGCTTATGTAACTGTTGCCAAACTGATTTGGCGCTTTAAGCTTACCGTTTGCAGGATCTCTCGGTATCATGCTTTCGGGGATATACTGCTTTACTCTGCCTGCTCTGATAGCGTCCCACCATTGTGAGATCACCTCGTCCAAAGCGTCAAAGCAATCAGACTTACCGCCGTCAAAAATGCTCTTGCCTCTGTTTGGATACTTCCGTGATGAAAAGAATTTCAGCGGCACAGCCATTATATACTCGCCCTCGAACTCAGTTCGGGGCGGTATCTGTGCAAGGCAAGGCACGTTGTCCAAGCCGACCTCGTGACCGTTATCGTCATACAGACGGCTTTCTATGTACCCTTTGCCGTAATGCTCTTCAAGGTGAAATTTCTTTGAGCCTGCATAATGCACAGAATGAAAAACGACCTCGTTCAGCAGACCTCGCACAAAGTTATACTCCACTTTGTCAGCGCCGATAAACTCGACTATTGGCGTATCAGAAAGCTCAGTATCCACAGATATTTTGAAAGCTCCGTCGCCGTCAACAAGTGCGGTAACTATCGCCTTGCCTGTCAGCTCTGTGAAGTCTATATGCTCGGAAATATTATCAAAGTCAGCCTTTGCTTTGTCCCCTGTGACTTTGATATCGTCCATATCAGAATAGACAATGTATGACAGCGTATCGGCAATTATTGCAGGCAGACCGCTATGTATCTTGCGTATCTTTTCATTCTCAGGGACGCTGCTCCAGAATGAATTTGTGCCTAAGTTAAGCTGACGAAAAAACTGCGAAAGCTCTGCGGCGTCACCACGATACCAAAGCTGTGACCTTATCACATCTGTCATAAAACCTGTTTTCTCAGTGATAGTTATACTGTATTCGGGTGCAGGCTGGATATCAAGCCAGTTTCTTATCATATTTTTCACCTTGCTTCCTATACTGAATTTAGTCAATCTTCACACTTCCTATCTTTTCACGATACGGCAGCCAGGCATACTGACAGGAATTGATAAGGTGGTCGTTGCCGTCCTCCGGCTCAGCCTTATCCTCTTTCCAACTGTATATGTTAAGCTCGCCTACGTACTCCTTGCAATGCTCAAGGATATAAAAATCACCTGCCGCCAGCCAAGCTGACTGCAAGTGTATTCGGTCGATTATTTTCGTTTTCTTGAATGCCGGGATAAAGTTATATATGCTGCCTGTGAGCCGTCCGAACTTCTGACATTCAAGTATGGTCGCCTGATCTGCACTGTCAATATATACATCTCGTGCAAAGCCCCACGTCCTACGGTTTTTCTCCAAGAACGCCGTGAATATTTTCGGTATGTCGGAGGGCGTGAGCGGTACTTGCCTGTCACGATTGTTATACACTTCCTCATCAAGGGTAACGCACTTCCTGTCAGCCGTTATGCCCACAAAGGTGAACGCTATGGTATCAGGTGAGGATTGCGAGTAAGCGGTGTCAAGCCCTGCTGAGAAATACACAAAAGTGAAAGCTTTCGCCTGCTCTGCTGTCAAGATATTTCGCTTTTGCAGGTCAAACACAAGCCCTGTTGCACGTCCTCTCAGACCGAGTATCTTGTTCTTATACAGCTTTGTGCCTTTCGGAGCGGCAGCCATTTTCCGTTTGATATCCTCATCAGTAAGTGAAAGATTATCACGAAAAGTAAAGAACCAATACCGCCAATTGGGTACAGGTTCTTCTGTAAGCTCTTTCATTATCTCCGCAGGCACGTCACAGGCGTACTTACTATACGGACGTGAGCGGTTTACAAATTCTTTGTACACAGGCAGTGAGGGGTCGTCAGGGTTGAGGGTCGCCATAAGGTAATCGTTACGGGTTGACATCTCACGGACAAACTCGATATCAGCGGTATTTATCTCGTCGATATAAACGCAGCCGAACTGAGCGCCCAGCACCATTTCCCACTTATCCTTGTTGTCATATCCCAGAACATAGATTATCTTGCCCTCAAACTTGATATGCGGCAGTTTGTAGTCCTTATCACCGTTGCCGAAGTACCGAGCATTGGCGTGCAGGTCAAGAATGCCGTTATCCTGCTGAATTATAGTTTCCTCAGCCTTTCCCGTAGTCTTAGCGGCAATGACGTGAAGCTTTTTCCTGCTTGCCGACACCATACGCATGAACTTTATGCCTGCGCCCACAGTTGTTTTGCCGCTTGCGGTAGTCCCCTCAAGAAAATCCGCAGACACACCCCGAACGCTGTTGATGAAGTCCCTATACTTCTGCGACAGGGGAAACTTACTCGTCAAGCCCCTCACCGCCTATCTGAGCGAAAACGTCTGAAAGCTTTTCAGAGGTCTTGACCTCCGCCTGAATCTTAGCCACATACTCTCCTGTCATTTTATTGAGGGTATCGACGGCTCTGATACGATCAGCAGGGTCATTCTTGCCGTCCTTAGCGATATCAGACAAGAGTGCCTGCCGCTCCTTAGCGGTCATTATACGCTCGTCCTGAGCTTTCTCGGACAGCACACGGATATACTCCGCAACACTAGGATTATCTAGGATTTTGCAAGCGTCAGCTTTCGCATACTTCTCGCTGTATCCTGCCTTTATAGCACTCTGAACGGTGTTGCCGCTCTGAGCATAGTATTCTGCAAATTTCTTTTGCCGTGCTGTCATAGGGGCACCGTCCTTTCTTTATGGTATGAAAAAAGCCCCGATTTAGTGGGGCTTTGAACACTCAATATTATTAATTTTATTGGTTATATTTCGATCTATCCAAAACAACTTTTAAATCGCCAAAAATAACCGTGGTTCCGTTATTATATATTTTTGCAATGCCACATATAGCATTTGTATCTCTTCTATACAAACCCTCAGGGTCATAGTAATCCGTAGTTTCAAAAAATCTGACTATATAAGGGTCTTCATTATATTT